CAGCAACATCCTCTGTGTTATACCGCTTCATCTCTGTATGCGGTGTAACTAACTTGCAATTACTGCAAGGAAATGGATGTGCATCTTTAATCATTTCTGAAAAACCCAATGCCCATCTGAACCAACTCTCATCCACTTAGCAGGATGACCGGACTTAGGTGTAGGGCAAACCCAACCCCTATATTCCTTGCCTTCTTTAGTGCCAGTCTTTAACACCATTGGCCCATCTCCACCAGAGCAGAGCGGAATCTCATCAATTATCTCTGCACCTAATTGGTCTGCTATGGCAGTGACATCCCAGACAATTGGTTCAGGATCATTAGGCCTTTGCTCTTTTATGAATTCCGCAAGAGCTGGCTTAGTCGTTTCAATTGCCTTCTTTGGGCTTTGTTTAGTCTTAGCGAAGTATCCAGCGAGGTTAAGTGCGCGTCCCAACGATCCAGTTTCCGCAAGCTCGAGTGCATATTGCTTGGATTTAGACTCACTGGATAAACCTGTAGTCCAAGGGTGTAAGTCAGCTTCAGTGCGATATAACTCAGTTTTAATGATATAGACATCACAATTAGCCACAAGCGACTCCGCCAAGATATGAGTCTTGATTCGATAATCTGGATAAGCATTTATAAACTCCTTCAATCGGTCTTGAACTGAAACATAATCATCAAGGTAATTCGACATTTAACTTCTCTCTCCCTGCGAAATTACTTATCGCATCGTCTAACTGTTCTTTTAATGAATAAAATGTGCCATCTGGCCAGTTCTGTGCTTCATCGGCGCAAGGCTGGCAATAAAACCTCACCTGTGCTTTGCGAAGCGGTGTCTCGCTTTGGACTTTCCAAACTGCTGGAGTCATAGCTCTTAAATCCCAGCCGTTCTTATTTGCTCCCCAGCGATATTTGCAATAATCGCAGTATTGATTTTGATTATGATTGCGAGTCAGACTCAATGTCGTCCCAATCTTCTGGAGTAGAAAATCTGCATCGACCCAAGATAGCGGCGTATCCAATGAGATCGAGATACGAATCTTCGCGCTCTGGACTTTCCACCATTCTTGAGAGTTTTGTTGCAATAGCAATAAGTGCCAATTCAGATGGGTCTCTGAGCTGAATACCGAGTGCTCTCGCGATTTTGTAAATGCGTAGAAAATTGTGCCGCGGGTCTCCATACTCAATCCCTCGGTCGAATAAGGTAGCACCAGCTTCTTCAAGCCATTCACTTAACGATTTCTGTGTATCGGACACTTGACCTGCCTCTCTTATAGCCTTCATTAAAAGCTTTGGCTTTGGCTGAAGTAAATAAACTCCAGATATAAAGGCCGATAAATGGAACTCCAATGATTATTCCTACTACTGCTTCATCAGATAAATTAGGCAACATCTGCACTCACCCCATATTTATCGAGCCAATATGCAGAGATTTCAGCCTTAGATAAACGGCCTCTTAGCTGCTTCTTACCCATCCGCTCTTTAGCGAATCGTCTTATTATTGATCCCTTAACCCAATTTGTCTCATCAGTCCAAGCCCCTGCTTGAGAATCAAATCGAATAAGAGCTACTTTATTTACCATTTTGCTCCCGTTCTGTAATCCCTAAATGGATTAACGGGTTAAATGTATTTGCTTAAATCTATTTAGACAAGTAATAGCTCGGCGTGGCGAATATCTAAGAAGCCAGCCAGTCTTTGGTTAGTAGATTTGTTGGCGAAGTCGGTCGTTATAGGAAGGCGCTTTAGAGCCCACTCAGGCTCGATTACAGCCCCTAAGTCCCATTGATAAACCCCTCTAGGTGTCGAATTGATATAAAGGGTCTTAGCGCCCGTTCTAGCCCTTATATCGGCCAGATAGTCCCACTTCTTCTTCTCAATTATCAAAGTGTCGTAATGAGTCCTACGGCATTTAAGCTCAAGATAAGCGTTATGGGTTATGCCATCTGCTCGGTCGGTCGCTGATAAAGGCGTCAAGTCTGGATACAGCGACTTGAGAGCCTCGAAGAGCTCAACCTCTCGAAAGTAGATTAGTTGTCCTCTTCTCCATCTTCCCAACCAATCTTCTTAATTGGGTCATCGGCAGGGACTATCCAATCGGGATAAGAGCTGCGATCCATTGCGAAGGCTAACGCAGTTCCCTCATCCATCCCTGCTCTACGGCAAGCCTTATAAACTTCATTGGCAGCAATAGCCCAGAAATCAAGCTTTGTTAAAGGCGTTTCTTTAGTAGTCCTGCGTCTCTTAGGACGCTTGACTGCCTTCTTACTTACGCGCTTTCGCGTTGCCATTTCTGACCCCTCTCGCTAGGGCCAATTCTAACTGAGACTCCATTTTATCAAGGCGCGACACTATTGGAATATTCTCCAATTTAATTATGTAGCGAAGTCCAGCAATCAGTAAGGCGATAGATCCTAGGACTGAGGCAACTAGGGTTGCTAGCTCAGTAGCCGCCATTACTTGAGTCTGCCGTATCTTTCGTAGTTAGGGTTTAGCCAGTTAATGATGCTAGGCAAGACTGATACGAGAGCCGCATTGGCAATTGCATTTACATCTAGGCCGACTGCTAGGTAGGTCGCTAGTGCCGTTGCTAGGAATGTCTTTGCCCAGCTCTCTGCCATTTTCTTTAAGTCGCTCATTAGCTTCTCCTTCGAGGTTGAAATAACTGCCATCTTTGTCTCCCAAAGTTGTGAATGAAATATGGAAATGCGACCGATGGGGATTAGCGCCGTTATATTTACGCCGTTTCCATCCCAGTATCGGACTCATAATCTTTCCATCGTAGATTATGTATTTAATTCGCTTATCGCCCTTTTTGGCTAACTTGCGAATCTTCTCAACTAGCGCGTAAGCCTCTTCTTTGTGAGCTGATAAATCAGCATCAATATCTAAAGCTCGGACAATTCCGCCTGCTCTATCGTCTGGTATGTGGTCAGAACTACCTTTAGCAAGATGCCTAGCGTCAGCAATCCAGCCATCAGACTTCCTATCGCGATCAGGATAATCGTCATCGATTTGCTCCCGAAGTTGCTGACCAGCTTTGCAAAGTGTTGGCATTAGCCTTGATGAGCGTCTAAGACTATTTGTGCAGCAGCTTCATCATTAGAAGAAATCGCAAGCCATAATGAATTATCAGCATCCAAACGAGGCGCGGTGTAACCAGATGGATAGCCAGAGTCCTGTTGAACTGAAATGCCGGCAGCCAATAATTCTTCAATCAATTTACTTCCGTTTAATTTTGCAGGTTTTTTATATTTAATCATTATGCTCCTAAATATGTTACGCCGAACCAAGAAACTTCAGCTGTGCTAAGGGTTGCCAAAAGATTTGTAGCAGTGCCATTATTTTGGAAAATATAAACCTCTAAATAATCCGCTGCGCTTAAATTATAGACATCATTAAAAGCAACGCTTAAATTGTTACTTGTTACCGCTCCGCAATTCTGAGAACGACCTATCAATGATCCATTTTTGTATAAATAAATAATCAATTGTTTTGTATCGCTCATACCCATCATAAATTGAGCACTGATTGAATATTTGCCGTCCTTGCCAGCTGGAATCGTTATACGCGATGTGTTTGATGATGTTGAATGAAATGCATCTGTATCAAATGTTTCAGAATTCCAAGTAACGACTGTATCCGTTGCATCGTTAATCGATAAATTAGAACCAAGATATAAACGGCAACCGACAAAGGCAGAACCAGCATTTGCCCATTTAACTTTGTATGGTGAAACTGTTGTATCAGCCGTCAAAACTTGTCCAGTAGTGCCAATCGGTAAATTATCATAAGTGCTTGACCCTGTGCCTACTACAATATCGCCAGCGGCAGTAATTGTTGTGGCCATATCATTTGTGATTGTTACTGCGCCAGTAGTGCCACCGCCACTAATTCCAGTGCCAGCAGTTACGGCAGTTATATCTCCAACATCATTGTTAATCCAAGTGTAGTCAAGGTCGGTATTTGAAGCCTTGCTTAATATCTGTCCAGTTGTGCCGCCCTTTAAGTCAAGAAATGAATTATCAATTCCATTACCCAAAGTTCGAATGGCAGCTGCGCCATCCTTTACTAAATCTGTATCAGCTGGCGTTGTCCAGCCGAAATTACTTGTCGTTGGCATTTAGTCTCCTATGCAACTATTGTAGCGTTGAGCCAGTCCAAAGTCGGGCTTATTGTATTCCAAGTCTCAGTTGCTGGGACTGAGTTCCATCTGAACGCCTGAAGGCTAAAAGCGATAGGCGATACATTTAGAGTTAGGTTTAGCTGATTTAGGCTGGCGGTCCAAGTCCAACCTTCTACGAAGCCTTGGAATTCTCCACCTACCATATTGGCTGGCAGATTAACGATATTGAGCGGTTGGCCCATAAATACGCCAAGAAGGTTATCTCGATCTGAATTG